ATTTTGATAAATAAAATTTATGATTTGAATTGCAATAGCGATTATGAAAATATTCCTAGACTTTTAAAATTAATTAAATACTAATTATTAAACACCAATAAAAAAGAGCGCTATTTATAGCGCTTTTTTTTTACCTAGTATTATATCAAATAAATTAAAAGCGCTTTAAATACGTAAAATTAGAGCGTTTTTTTTGTATCTAAACTTCATTAAATAACCTATCTTTTTAAATCTTTGGATCATATACTCAATTTTTAACACTATAAAAAATATTGTTTAAATATATGATCCTAAAATAAATATATATCAAATTTCAATCAATTTAAGCGCTTAAAATGTTACCTAAAAAACTTAGTTTTTAAATTGCGCAATGTTCAAAATGAGACACTATAAAATATCAATCAAAAACCTTGAAAAGTGTTACCAAAATATGAATAAAATAAAATCAAAAAATATCGATTTTTACGTAATTTATGCCTTAAATATGATATTTTTTTAGGCTCGTTATATTGCACCTGGAAGGTTAATTATATTATACGCTCAGTGTTTATTTTTTTTTCTACGCATACGATTTCGGTGTGCTAATTTGTCTCGACTGAGCATATCCGCTGCGCACTTGCGCAAATGAATTACATTCATATCTTCTGGCCACCACTCCAAAAGTAGTATACAATGAGTCTCATTTCTGACATCTCTAGCAAATTCACAATACTTCTCAGGATGATGAGATAATATGCATTTTTTAGCGTAAATCACTGGGGCATCCTAAGAGTAGAATATGTAGAATATGTAGAATATCTCTTTTCTTTCCTCTATAAACCACACCAAACATATTCTACTTTTATTTTTGTAGTAGAATATCATATTCTACGTTTTCTACATATTCTACTTCTCAGGTGCGCCATGCTTATTCCAATATTCCATCAATTTCACTAGAAAGTTTACGATAATGCCCATGTTCAATCTTTTCAATCAAACCTTGCGCAATCATTTTATCGATCCAATTATAAGTTGCGCCTTTACTAGTCAACTTCATCACTTCTTCCAGCGCTACCTGGAAAGATTCCCAACTAAAATTATCGCCTTCACATACAATCGCTTTCAACACTCTCTCTTCATTTGACTCTTTCGGATCAGTGTACCAAAACATCTCATTTTTTGGCAACGGTCTTAAGTACTCAAACATCAAAGTCTGTGCTTCATTTTCATCTAAAAAATTATGCAGTTTCAACGCCAGTGGAATGCCATGAAACTTACTGTGCGCTCGCACCTTCGTAACCTTCAAAACCTTCACACCTTCCGCACGCTTCGTACTCGCAATTTGACAAATCGCATCTAGTGAGTTTGTTAAACTAGATCCACCTAACACCTGACTAACATCTAATGGCACTGGTAGATCCATCTTTTTATGATGACAGACCAATATAATAGCTACGCCATACGTATGCTTCAAGTTCATTAGCTTGCGCAGTACGTCCATAAGAAACTCATTCCGAGAAACATCAACGCCTACGCTGGTATACAAGTTGTCAATTACTAAAACATCCACATTTGTATGGCGTAAGTTCGCTTCAATCTGCTCATATTTATCGGTAAATAAATCCATCTGACCAGAACTCAGTATAAAGCAGTTCTCATTAAAAAGTGGAGCTTCCACTGGGTATTTCTCTTTTATCGATCCACTGGTCACACGTATCAGATTACTAAAGGATTCATCTTTCAACTCAAACTGTACGTGCATCACACGTTTCGGCTTTGGAATCTTAAAGTTCAGAAACGGCACTCCCATCGCAATACTGGTACTAAGCTGCAAACTAAACACTGACTTACCTACGTTGGTACTTCCAGCAATACCTAATATATCTTTCTCAAACAAGAGTCCATCTACAATGGGAACTGGCGGATCTTTAAATACGGTCATAAACGAGTCTGGACTGAACACAGGCATACCGCCCAGATCTCCAGGATCATCTCCGAATGGTTTGGCCATATCGTAAAGATCTTCTAGTGTACCACCAAGAAAATGATCGGTTACATCATACTGATCTGGCACGCCATTCCATTCTACAATCGACACTTCGCAATCATCAGACCACAACTCCTTCGCTACTTTTAACGCACCTTTACGTCCTTTATCGTCATTATCGTAGGCAATAACCACCTTATTATATTGTGATAGCATAGTTAAATCAGAAGGCAGTGCGCCAGCGCCACTCGTAAAAGTAATAGCTGACGCACCATGACAGTTCGCAGTGATGGCATCTTTTTCGCCTTCACACAACAACAAAGTATCACAAGGTTTGAGGTACGTGGGAGATGGATATACCTTGCACTTTGCGTCTCCAAACTGTGGGCCTTTATGATGTTTGATGTGTTCATCATTAATCTTAAACACTAATTGTAACTTGCGATCTTTATCACGCTTAACACCGAGTCCAAACCGATTCTCCAGCGCCACCTCGTTCCACGGTAACTTTAATTCTTTAAATAATTCGCCATAATTCTTAACAAAATTAATTCTAGCATCATCATAACCACTCTTTTCTAAAGTTTTTGAAGGTTCAACTAACTCAGTTTTAGATAGTTTATATTCTTGTTTGGCAAGTTTTGGTCGATATCCATCAAATTGCCAATCTTTTAAACACTTCATACAGTATGCATACTTCTCATTAATCTGCACCGTACCTTGTACACGTTTTTTACCATCGTCACACAAAGGACAAATAGCACGATTATTTCTAATAGTGCTAAATATTTCTTCTGGGCGAATCACAAAAGCGCTTTAAGTTTATTAAGCGCCACGCAATGCTTAAAAACTTGCGCACCAGCGTCAATCTTTGCACGGTCAATATGATGCTGATGAAACTTACCATCTTCCTTACCAAAACGCATAATAAGACCATGAGATACTTTGGCTTTAGGTTGTGCTGCTTCATACATAAACACGTATGCACCTAGCTGGACAATCATTTCTGGATATGGACCATACTTACTAGATTTCCAATCTACCACAACCAACTCACCTTTTATACGCGCAATACAATCAATAGTGCCACCAACACGTAAATCTTCATTCACGAGTGCAAGCTCGGAAACTAATGGCTTAAAATCAGTTTTATTTACCCAGTTCATATATCCACCAAACGCAATCAACGCTTGTTTCTCCTGGTTCGGTGTAAAATCCTCTGTGCTGACATCAAAACCTTGTATATGACCTTGAATTAATATATGCAGTAGCGTACCGATCTGCCCAGCTTCACGCATCACTGCGTCACTATCCTCGCCAGCCATTGTTACACGCTTTGCCCACGCAATTAATGTGTTTTTATTCCATCCCAACATATTGCCAATAATAGTAGTCACACTTGCTGCGCGCTTACCATCTTTTAGCTTATAGTTATTTCCATGTAACTTAGTATTTGCCATAAAATTTCCTTTCCACGTATTGTATTGTTAAACTTACCATCATCATTATAATAAACACTGATACTGTGACTGCAAGTACAGCTAGACTCAGTATAAATGCTTCTACAATCCACTCAGAAATATTCATTAATATCATCGATTTTCCTCTCTATCCTATGCAACCTGACTACAATACTGACAAAAAAAGCAAGCATCATTAATACAAACGCTTCCCATCCCAGTATAAAAGTCAAGTTGTCGTTAAACAAACTATCCCAATAATGTTTGATCATTCCATCTCCTTATTTTGTAACCGCAGAGTTATTTTAGCGCCAACCAAAATATTTGCGATCTTTTTTCAAAAAAATCTTTACTCTGCGGTTGTTTATAAATGTTTCGCCCACATGGCTGCATCCACCTACTATTTTTCATTATATTTTGTTATTTGCATTTTAGTGGGCGAAGTCTTTCTGCTACGGCTTGTACCACGTTAACCGTCACTGCGTTACCGCACTGCTTATATCTTTGCGTGTCACTCATCGGCACTACTTTGCCATTCATTACACCTTCACTAGTCCAACCATCTGGAAAACCTTGTAAACGCTCACATTCTGTTGGTGTTAAGCGCCTGATGTTGGATTTAACTTGCACGCCATGTTGATCTTGTCCAGTTAAGGTAAACATCGGTTCGCCATCTTCTTTAAATCTGCGCCCATTTTGTCTTTTTTCAGGACGATTTGGTGTTAATACTGGTTTGACTTGATAATAGCCACTCTCGTGTGTATCTAAAGTTTTTGAGATACCATCACTACTATACACTCGTCTTGATGCTTCAAATTCAACTTCTTTTTCATAAATTTCAGTAACGTGTTTATCATAGGTGTCATCAAAGCCTAAATATTCTTTTAATAATAACCAGTGTTCTGGACTTGGCACTGCTCGATACTTATCACTTCTAAAATAATGCTCTACCTGAGTTTTTGGTAAACTAAGATTAGTCGCAATATCCTGGATAGTTTTGCCATGCTTATTTGCTTTTAAATACTCATTAATTTCTTTTGGTGTGTCGTGACTACGTTTTTTAGCAGTAATTTGCAAATCACCTACTTTATACAACCCAGTCTTAGCGCCCATACCACCGCCATATTTTATAGTCCTAGACAATCCATTTGAATCATAGACTCGAGTAGCTTCACTGTCTTTACCTATTATTCCAATTTGATTTAATTCTGCAATCATTGTTCGTTTACCATCTACTCCTTTGTAATATGATGCGTCAATATAGGAGACGGCATTCCTCGTTCTTTGCTTACCATTAACTGCTTTACGCTCTTCTCCGATAGGAAATACTTTTGATCCACGTCCACTTCCAACATATCCGACAAGGTATATCCGCTCTCTATTTTGGGGTAGAAACCAGCGAGTATTGAGTAACTGGAATTCAACGGTATAGCCAATGTCGGTAAGAACTCGGTAGATTGTAGCAAATGTTCGTCCATTGTCGTGACTAAGTAGGCCTTTAACATTTTCGAGTACAAAATAGTCGATTGGTTTTCTGTGTTCTCTGAAATACTTGAGAATCCTTGCGATTTCAAAAAAGAGTGTACCTCTAGTGTCATCGAAACCTTGTCGTTTTCCAGCCACGCTGAATGCTTGACATGGAAATCCTCCACAAAGGAAGTCAATGTGATCTGGTAATTGTTTTGGTTGAATAAGGTTAACATCGCCTAACTCCTCTGCATTTGGGAATCTATGTTTATACACTGCGCTGGCGTACTTATCAATCTCACTGAATCCCACCCAGTCAAATTCAAATCCAGCTTGTTCAAAGCCTTTATGAAAACCACCAATTCCACTAAATAAATCAAGTAGTTTCATTCACGCACTTCGGACAAATCTTAACTTCCTTGCCATACCTCGGTATCACACCTAATGGATGAATCTTGTACGGTGTCATAAAAACCTTTACACTCACTCTTTCCCACGTCAATTTGCACTTTGGACACGCTTTTATACTGGTGTCTACTGGTTGCGTTCTTCCTCTTCTCTCTGTTTTTTGCATTCTTCCCTCACTTGTTTAGTTAAATCATGTTCTCTTTCGTTACGATCCACCCAAGCAGCAAACAGCACTTCGCTATTTTTCTTGTTCTTGAGTAGATTATTCACACTTTCTATTAAATGTTTATATTGCTCGCCATAGGCATAGCTATCGGCAGTTTGATGATCTTCAGTGTCATACTGAACACTGGCTACGAAATATGCGTCTCTCATAATCCGCAGAATCCTTCTTCACACATAAACAGTTCTCCTTGATCTACAAATTCAACATCTTTTAATGGCTTGCATGATCGATGTACATAAATTGGTTCTTTAACACCTTTTTTAGACATATCACGTATAGATTCGTCCACTTTAACTGCTTGATCCCACGCTTCTGGATGCACTTCTTTTAATTCTTTCCAGTTTTTATCGCTGTGATAAGGACAAAACACACAACTAGATTTAGGTGGCACTGGAAAGTTTTTTTCTTTAAATAGTTTTATACAATTTGAGCGTGTCATACGCTCTTCAATTAATGGATAGTAATAATCAATGCGTGGTAATTGACTAATTTTCATTCGTTGTATTTCATCTAACGATATACCTAACCACACTTGAGTCTTAGGCATATGCTTATGTTTTTTTAATCCATGCAAATCACGTATTTTTTGTACTACTGGTTCAATTTTATATTCCGCGGTACATTGCCGTCTTATCATACCACCATTTTTACTAAAAGCTGGTATACTGGCCCATCTATGACCAGTAGAGTTAGATTTATTAAGAATATCTTTATATAGATTTTTTTCTGTGGTAATATGAATTGGTATGCCATTATTATATTTGGCCCAGTCTTTTAATAATTCTAAAATTTCATATGTACGTGGTAACTCTGCTCCAGGATCAGCAAATACTGCGTGATCAGCACGTTCAATACGTCCAAGTGAACTCATCATATACATTGCAGTGGATTGAACTCCGACTCCGAGTGATATTACTTTCATCATCAGCTAAATTCAGGAAATCGACTATAGCTATAAAACCATTTCCTACCTTCATTTTGATTGTTAAGTGCCGTGCGTAATGCAAGGCTAATAGACCGATTATTTTCAAACGGTACATAAGCAATAATATCTTCTGGCTGGTAATAGATTGCGATAATATCCACACGTCCAGTATCAATATATTTTCTAGTGTCAATCTCAAGACTTGTCTCAGTTTTTAGCTTATACGCAGTCTTAACCTGTACTTTCTTAATAATCCCAGTATGGCACTCAACAATAAGATCCACTTGCGCAGTATCGACTTCTGGTATATATATATTGTAGCCGACAGACACTAAATCTTTACGCACCGCCAACTCGCCTACCTTACCTTTATTACCACTAAGCAAAGAGTGACCTCAAAGATTTTAGTTGTGATTGTTCTAAGATATACTTTTGACCATAACCCATGTCACGTACATTGCTTTGATTAATTAATTGATCTGCTAATGCACCGCCTAGAATGGTAAAGTCTGGAAATTGTGAATAAACTAGTATATAAAGATCTGCATCTTCAATGCGTGCATTTAGTTTAGCTTGTAAATATCCAGGATTATATGTGGTGGTTTTAACATCAATTTTTTTATTCTTAGCCACTAAATCATAACCACGATGATGTGGCCCAATAGATAGATCTGGAAATCTATTTAAATATCTACAGACTGCAATCTCTCCACCGATGCCATTTATATCGACATCAAGTGTGCGCTTGCCATTAGATTTTACTCGGTTTTTAGAGTTTTGTACCATCCGCGCCATTCCTG